ATCTGAATGCCGACCACGGCGCTGTTGATCACATCGAGCGCGGCCACGTCGGCGGTCGATATTTCTGCGGGGCTCAGGCCGGCCAGCGCGCCGATCGCGGCCAGGACCTGGGCAGCCGTGCGATTGGCTGCCGTGGCGCCCTGCGTCACATCGGCCGTGACCGTGCCGGATGCCTGCGCGTGCAGCTGGAAGTAACCTTGCGCCAAGCAGGTGTTGTAGCCACCAGAGACCGGCGTACTGGCCTGCAGTAGTGCGGCTGTCGCAAAGTCGGTAGTGCCTGCGGACAGCGGCGCGCCACGGTCATACACGGCTGGTATCGCCGCAACGGCGCCATCGTGTACCTGATAGGTCAACTTCGATGTGTTCACCAGCGGCGGTGAGATGTTGAATACGGCGCCAAACACTTGCGGCTTCACCTGGCCCATCAAGTCGGTGGCCACGCCTTCGACGCCGAGCGGCAACGCGTTGTTGCCGAGGTAGGTGTTGGTCAGCACCGGCAGGCTGAACAGGTACTGCTTGTCCCGCAATTTCAGGATCAGCGTCGTCCAGTCGGCGTCGATGCTGTCGATCGTGCCCACGAAAATCTGCGTAAAGCCGCTCGGGTATGGATCGCCGATGTCGCCATCGCGGATGACGACCGGGCGTCCGTCGAAGCTGTAGTTCAGCCACGAATCGAATTGGCCGTCCGTATTCGTCAGCGTGATCTCGCCGGCCTGCAGCTGCGTGCCGCCGCCCGTCGTGCCGCCTCCAGTTTGATCGCCACCGACGTTGGCCGTTGTCGTCGACGAGTTCGCGTAGGCGCTCACGCCCAGGCTGCCCGGGTCCAACAGCGCCGGGAGAAACGACGTGTGCGGCGGCGTGTCGGCCGGCCCGGTCGTGAAGGCGCTCTCGCTCACATAAAAAGTGCGCAGGGTCCCTACCGCGTCGATAGCGGCTGTCAATTCGAGGACGATCATCAGGAACTCCGAACCGCGCGATCGAGCTTCGCCTGGGCGGCCAGCATGGATTTATTTTGATCGGCCAGCTGGGCCGACAACGCCGCCATTTGCAACTTGTCGGCCTTCGAGCTTTCCAACAGCTGCGCCAGCAGCTTCGTCACCGCCGGGTCCGTCGTGGACGACTGTGGCGCCAACATGCCGGCCGTCTGGCTCGCCGTGTAGACGCGCGCCGGCTGCGCGAAGTCGACCATTTCCGGGCCGTTCTCGCCGACCAGCGACGGTCCGCTGGCAATACCGCCATTTGCGTGCGAGTGATCCGCCAAATATTCGGGCGATGTGAGGAAGCCCTGGATAACACTTGCGAGAGTGGTGCCGGTCATCAGCGCGTTAATCCAGAAGTTCTCCCCAGGAGTATCTGGCGCGCGGACCAGGTACTGCTGATACAGCGCATCAACCACGCTTTTATCGGCCGCTTCGGCTGCGGCACTGCTTGAGGCGCCGGCCGTTGTTGCCCCCACAGCATTGTCAGCGACAGCCTGCGCCTGCAGAGAAGTGGCCAGATCGGCGATGGCCTGCTCCACCTTGATAAATCCAGCATCGAGCGTGTCATCGATCTTGACCAGCTGCGTCACCTGCGTCGTCATGGCGTTGAGCTGCTGCTGGTCGGTGCTGATTTGCGTGCCGGTCGCGGCGTACAGCTTGGACAGGTCGCTTTGCACGCCCGCTTCATCTTTCGCATATTGGGCGTTGCTGGCGTTGTAGGCTTTGTCAGCCGTCAGATATGCTTGCGCATCCTGGCTGAGCTGGCCCTGCGCCGTCGTATCGCCGCCCTGCGCGGCCGCCAGCGTCGATTCGTACGTCGCCTTCGCCTCAGCCAGCTTGTCCGCTGGGGATAGCGTTGACAGGTCGCCTTGCGCGAGCGACGTTTTCAGATTGGCGATGTTTTGCTCGAACGACTGCAGTTTATCGATCACCCCCTGCATGGCGCTTTCTTGGCTCTGGTATGCAGAATTCAGGGCGTCTTGTTTCGTCGTGACATCAGCGGCGGCCTGCGCGGCCCATAGCTGCTCCGTCAGATCCTGCATCGCTGGGCTCAGCTGCTGCAGCGCAGCGAGGTGCTGCTGCTCCAGAACGGCAGCGGCGCCGGCGGCGTTGCCGGTGGCGGCAAATATCTGGGCTTGAATCGACAGCTTTGAAGTGGTGGCCGTTGCTGCGGCCTGAGCATCCCATGTCGCCTGCGTCGCTGCGGCGAGCGCAGGCGATAGGCCGACCAGGGCCGCCTCGTGCTGCTTTTCAAGCACCGCTGCGGCGCCGGCGGCATCCCCGGTGGCGGCATACAGTTGCGACTGCTGGTCCAGGATCGCGCTGGAGTCCGACGCGGCCGCCGCTTGTGCGGTCTGCGCCGCCTGCGCGTCCCAGAGTTGCTGCGTCAGCGCCGCCGTCGCCGGCGAAAGCCCCTGCAAGGCGATAAGGTGCTGCTTTTCGAGTACGGCAGCCGCGCCGGCCGCATCACCGGTCGCCGCGTAGATCTGCGATTGCAAATCCAGCTGGTTGTTCAGGTCCGTCGAATCGCCATAGGCCTGAACAAAGGCTGGCGCCAGCTGCATGAGCGAGGCATATGTCTGCTGCCCCGCAGCGGTGGCGAGATTCAGCCCGTCGACGATCTGTTCGAACTGCGCCTTCGTGGTCACACCGGTATAGCCCAGAGCTTCCATCGCGTTGTCGACGGCGGTCACCACCGGCGCCAGCTGTTGCTGCTGCGACAGGAAGTTCTGGATATAGAACGTCGTGTTGGTGTTGAGCTGGTCCAGGCCGCCCGACAGCGTGACCAACTGCGCGCGCGTCGCCTCCGAGGCCAGGCCGACGGCGCCGAACGCCGTCGCGGCATCCTTGCCCAGCGACGTGGCCACAGCGTTTGTATCGGTGAACTCCGATGTCACGCGCGTCAGCGCGGCGCTGGTCGCCTCCGTCGGCTCCTTGAGTGCCGCCAAATCTTCAAGCGTGACCTGCGCGCCGAAGACGGCTGTGCTGGACGTCTGCAGAGCGGTGCGGAATTTCAGAAGCTGCTCGACCTCGGTGGCCAGCTGGTCTTGCGTGCCGACGAAGCCGTCTTCCAGCTTCGACAGGCCGGGCTGCACCGCATCGAGGATCGTGTTGATGTGGTCCTTGAACACCGCGTCGAGCTGGCCGCTGGCGTTCTGGTCCGTGCCTTCGGCGCCGAGGCTGGCCGTGGTGTAGGTGTGCCCCTGCAGCGCGGTGATGACGTTCGACTTCTCGCCATTCGTCAGCAAACTAGCGATGGCGTCATCCGAGGTGGCGACGTTCGTCATCAGCGACGTGACGGCGGCGGAGTCGGCCGGCGACCAGAAGCTGGCCGACACGCCGAACGTGCCGAACGCCGAGGACGCGCCGGCGCCGTTCGCGCCAGGGCTGCCGGCGGCCGAGTTCAGATATGCCGTGTTGTTCTGGCCTTGATTGCCGCGCTCGTTGATGCTGATATTGCCGGGCGCGTTGTCGTCGGCGAATGTCAGGCCGGTGTTCTGCTCCTTCCCGCTTCCCCCCATCAGCAGGCCGCCGACCAAGATCGCAGCAGCGGCAACCCAGCCATACGGCCCCATCGTCGACGCGTCTGCGGCGGCGGCATCGGCGCCACCCTCAGCTGCGGCACCGCCCAGCGAATCAGCACCGATAGCCGCGCCAGTACTGGTGGCGGCATCCGTGCCAGCGTTGGTGATGATGACGTCGCCAGCGGCGTCGATAGTTGTTCCACCAGCCAGGCCGGAAGCCGCACTTCCGCCGCCCAATGTTCCGGCCGACCCTGCGGCCGCCTCGCTACCCACGCTTTCAGCGCCGGTCGACCAGCCTTGCGAGTTGATGAGCGCGCCCAGAGAGTCGCCGCCCGTCATGCCTGTCATATTTGCGCTGGCTTGCGCATACGGCGACACTGAACTGGTACCGCTCAGCCACGCGGAAATAGAACCCGAGCCTGTCGAGGTCAGCGCCGAATATGCGGTCTTCGCGGCGTTCGCGGTGTTGATCAAGCTGCTGATGCCAGCGACATCGCTTGTCGCAGATGCCTGGGGCGCGGACGGGTTGATGATCGACGCGATGGTGCTCGATATCGGCGCCAGGATCGGCTGCAGGACCATCTTGGCGAAGGCCGTCTCCATGTCGGTGACGAGCTTCTTCCAGCCCTTACCGCCGCCGTCGATGATGGCCGACGTAAGGTCGTCGGAGATTTCCGTCGCGGTGTGCTTCCATGCCTCGGAAGCCTTTTTAGCGGCATCCGCGTTGGCCTGAGTTACGGCGTTCGAAGCCATGACAGTGCCAAGCTGTTGCTGGGCCGCGATTTGGTCGTTCAAATCGCCCAGGATTTGCGTGTAGATGCCAGTTGCGACTGGGTTATTGATCAGATCATCTTGCTGCAATAGAAGCGTTATCGCTTTCGCCTGCTGCTGGAGTGCCTCGGTACTCTGCGCAGCTTGGGATGCTTTCAATTGGTCGACCTGCTCTTTCGTCTTGCCAATTTCGAGACCGCGCTGCTGTTCTTTGGCAATCTGCTCGGTGATACTTTGCATGTTGGCATCGTCGGCCTTTTGCATTGCGTCCATCATCGACTGGTAATCGGTATGGTTGTCGACGGTGACGGCATTGCCCCCCTGTTGCAACGCTAGTTGAATTTCCGCCTGCAATCGCGCCATCTGATCCAAATGGTCCTGCTTTTGCTGCGCCGTGAGGCCGGCCATGTTCGCGAGCTTCAGCTGGTCGGCCGCCTGCTCATCGAGCATGTTCACCTTGATATCGGTGGCTTGCTCGTCGTACTGCTGTTTCGAAATCTGGCCCAGTTTCTGCAATGTCGCGATCTGGTCGAGCGCAGCGCTTGAGCCGATGTTATCCAGAGCTTCCTGATTGCTGATCTGCTCGGTGGTCGCGGCGCGCTGGTCCGCGCTCAGCGCGGCGTAGGCCGCCTGCAGCTGCTTGGTCAGTTCAATCGCGCGTTGCGTTTTATCATCCGAATCCGGTGCGGACGCCAACAGCGTCTGCTCATCTTTGATGTTCTGGATTTGCGTCAGCTGGGACTTGTTGACCTCCTTGATGGCGGCGTTCTGCAGATCGCTCGCGGAGCTGGCCGCTGCGCCCGTCGCCGTTGCCACAGCGGTCACCGCCTGATGGTCGGCCACCATCTTGTCCAGCGATGCGCTTGCCGCTTTGATCTGCGCGTCGTATTGCCCAAAGTGATTCGCCTGGATCATCGTGTCCAGGTAAGCCTGGGCAGACTGCAGCTTCTTGCTGAAGTCGTCGACCGGCACGCTGGTGGCCATGAACCCCTTCAGCGCCGCCCCTGCGAGAGAAAAAGCGTCCGCCAGGTTATTGGTGGCACTGCCAAGCAGCGTGACGTTGGCCGCTTGCTTAGGTAAAAAGTCCGCAAGCTTTTGAGCTAACTCAAGCTGCGCTTGCTGCTTAAGTCCGAGATTCACTAATGTGGCGATATGATCGATATCCGTCTGCGTCAGGAAGTTCATCGACTTGTTCAGTTCTTCAGCCCCTTGCAAGGGATTGGCGAACAACTGCACTAGCTTCGGCGCGATCGTGCCGATATCTTGATTGGTCGATTTGGCGAAATCGCTGGCCAGACCAGCAACGACACCTAAAGCTTGTCCGCCGATTTGTCCTGACGAAACAAGTGCGGTCACAATTTGTTTCGACATGCCGATCGTCACCTCGCCGGTTTTGGTGAGATCGTTTTCCAGCAGTGCGATGCTGTCGCGGGTTTGCCCCGAATAGTTACTGGTCGCGAGCAGAGCATTGTTCATCTGAACGAACTCGTCATGACCAGCCTCAGCCGCCGCCACCAACCCGACCGTCGCGGCCGCCACTGCGGCGATGCCGATGGTGAGCGGGTTAAGCAACTCGCCCATGGCGCCCATCCGCTGGGCCAGCAGCAGGAACGAGCCGGGCATGCGCGAAAAATCGCCGCTGATCGCCTCGCGGCCCAGTACGATCAACTCGCGCGTGGCCCCGGCCGATGCCAGCGAGAAGGTGCCGGCGGCCTGGCCTGATTTGGTGAAGCCGTCGACGCCGGCCGTCTCCATCAACTTGCCTGTCGCGCTGATCTCGTCTTCCAGCCCTTGGAACGCCTTGATGGCGGCCGGCGAAACCGAATTGCCCATCGATTTCTGCAGCGTGGCCAAGTCGGCCTGCAGCGAGCGCATCTTCGTGCCGAGCGGATCGTACTTGTCGAGGATTTTTTGAGTGTCGGCCGACAGCGCGACGGCGGAGCTGCCGGCTCCCTTCATCGACGCGTCGACGCCGGCCATGTTCTGCTGCCAGTTGCGCGACGCGGCGGTGTTTTGCGCGATCGAGTTGCCCAGGCGCGTTTGCGCCGCCGTACCCACGTCGGCGGCGACAGCGACCTCTTCTATTGCCGCGGCCTCGGCCAGCGACGCGGCGACCATGTCGCGGATGCGTGCTGTCGCCAGAGCGTCCGCGTCGGCCAGCTGGGCAACAGCGTCCGCCTGCGCGCGTGTGGCGCCGGAACCAACATCAAAGGCGCCAGCCATCGCTTCTTGCGCGCTGCGCATGGCGTTGAGGCGCGTGATCAGACTGTCAGCCTCATCACCAACGCCATTCAGGGCGGCCTTGTGCAGCAGCAGTTCCTGGCTCGTCATGCCGAACGTGGCGATTTCGTCCTGCAGCGACTTGATCAGGCGCGCGCCCGCATCGGTGGCCTGCGCCGCACCGGCTGTGACACCGGCCCACGAATTGACGATCGTCTGCGCGGAGCTTTGCACCGTCCCGGTGGCGGCGCTCATATTCGCCGTCAGGCCATCCGTGTTCGCGGACAGATTGAGGACGAGCTGGCCTACTGTTACTGCACCTGGCATGCGATTCTCCTGGCGCCTCTACTGAGACACCTTGTTGGGGTGGTTCCAGACTGCGAGCGCCGCGCGCTCCATGGACTGCACGCCGACGATCACGTCGCGTCTGTTTTTCTTCTTGATGCCGACGGCCTCGAAGGCGATCGGGAAGGCGCCATATTCCAAACCCTCGCGCCGCGGCGACATGCCGCCCCCCGTCCAGCGCCACTGCGTGGCCATGGACAGGAAGACCAGCAGCGTTTTCCAGTTCTCGGGGTAGACTTCGAATTTTTCGGGCTCGTCGTCGGCGATATCGACCCATTCCTCCGCCTCGCCGATGTCGATGCCGAAGGCGGCAAGGTCATCGACGGCGGCAGCGCCGTCATCCCTGCCGCCACGCGCCCAGAACGCGGCGGCATCTTTTAGTTTTTTGCGCGGGCGCCCGTCGCGATCTCGTTCAGGGCCGTATTGAGGGCGCGCAGCAACGCGAAGCCGTTCGCGCCGCGCGCGCCGGCCAGCAGGTTCTCGCGGGAGAATTCGATCGGCTGCTTGTCCTCGTCGACGACGGATTTCCAGCCGGTCATCAGCTTCATGATGTTGTCGACGGAGGCAGCCTTCCAGGCGTTCGGGCCCGGCGTGACGTCCTCGGCCGGCAGCGCCGCGTCGGCGGCTAGGGCCTCGCGCTCGTCGTCGCTCAGGCGCTTGAAGATGCCGGTGAATTCGAATTGGGTGATCTTGCCGCCGTCGCTGGGGACGTCGACCTTGACCGGCCAGTTGATGGTTTTGTCTGCTTCGGATTTCAGGATGA